AAAGAGAAAAGTAAATCAATCAGTTAAAAAAAAGGGAGTAAATCCGACAAATGGAAATGGAAAAGCTGCAGTTGTTCGCAGTACTCGATTGCAAAATGGAACTCTACCTCTCACCTATAACCGCACGGAACACAGCCGTAGCCGTGCGAATCTTCGAGACCGCTGTACTCACAGACGGGCACGACTTCAACACACATGCTGACGACTACTCACTCTGGGCGATTGGATCATTCGACCCAGGGAGCGGTCAGCTCGAACCATCGCCTAGCAAATTGGTGATGCAGGCGCATCAGATTCGCAACAAATTCCAAAACGAGGGGATCTAAAGAAGTGACACGCCATAGAGCAACCAAACGTTCAAACGTTGACGCGCAACATTCATTCGCGCTCATCCCGAGTGTGAAAATGCCGCGGTCGGTGTTCAACCGATCATGCGGCACAAAAACGACGTTCGACGCGGGGTGGTTAATCCCCGTATTCGTCGACGAAGCCCTACCGGGCGACACAATGTCCATGCAGATGGCGAGCTTCGCAAGGATGGCAACGCCACTCCATCCTGTCATGGACAACATGCACCTGGACGTATTCTTCTTCTCAGTGCCACTCAGAATCATCTGGGACAACTTCAAAAGATTCATGGGCGAGGAGCCCAGTCCAGGAGATTCAACGGACTTCACAGTTCCGACTATCACAGCCCCGGATCCGAACGGTCACCCAGTGCATCAGCTGCACGACTATCTTGGGGTGCCGACCGGAGTTCCCGGGCTGATCCACTCTGCCTTGTTCGCAAGGGCCTACGGGCTCATCTACGATGACTGGTTCAGGGACGAAAACCTACAAGCGCCCTGGATCCAAAACAGAGGCGATGGACCCGATTCAGTCGGGGACGTCGCAATCTATCAAAGAGGCAAGCGGCACGATTATTTCACATCCTGCTTGCCATTCCCTCAAAAGGGAGACCCCGTCACACTGAACTTCGGGGCGACCGCGCCAGTGAGCGCCACCGGCGCGACCATGACGATGCAAGAGCAAGGAGGTACTGGCGAAGGACCGTGGGACGTCGCAACAACAGGAGGCGGAGGCACATCGGTCACACTACAAGGGGGCACGGCCCCCACTACAGGATTCGATCTCGAATTCCTAGTAACCGGATTGGAGGCGGACCTGAGGCTGAGCACAGGGACGTCAATCAACGCAATCCGGGAAGCGTTCCAAATTCAACGCCTCATGGAGCGGGACGCGAGAGGCGGGACGCGCTATACCGAAATCATCCGAAGTCACTTCGGAGTCACATCCCCAGACAGCCGCATGCAGCGGCCCGAGTATCTCGGCGGGGGTACATCAAAAATCAACGTGAACGTGGTGCCGCAAACTTCAGAAACAGCGACAACGGAGCAGGGAAACCTGGCGGCCTACGTCACACAAGCACACCAATTCAAAGGCTGGTCAAAATCGTTCACAGAACACAGCATCATCCTCGGTCTCGTCTCGGTACGAGCCGACATCAACTACCAGCAGGGCCTGAACAAGATGTTCTCCCGGGAAACCCGGTTCGACTTCTACTGGCCCTCTTTCGCTCACCTCGGGGAGCAAGCCGTCCTCAACAAAGAAATCTTCGCACAGGGGACGGATAACCTGGTCGAAGACAAGGCAGTCTTCGGATACCAGGAGCGATACGCTGAATATCGCTACAAGCCAAGCCAGATAACTGGCAAATTCAGAAGCACATTCGCAACGCCGCTCGACACCTGGCACCTAGCACAGGAATTCAGTTCCCTTCCAACGCTGGGCGATGCCTTCATCATCGATCAGCCACCAATCGACAGAGTGATCGCCGTACCATCGGAACCTCACTTCCTGTTCGATGCATTCTTCGAGTACCGGTGCGTGCGACCGATGCCGACCTACGGCGTGCCCGGTCTGATTGACCACTTCTAATGTGGCGTCTACTAAGAAAGCTGCTCCTTGTCGGTATTCTTGGCGGAATCGGCGACATTGCCAGTGCGGCGATGACCATGAAAATCATGAAGGAGCAGCAGGACTTCATCAAAAAGCAACGCCGAACGGCGTATCAGGACACGATGAAAGACATGCGCAAGGCGGGGTTGAACCCGATCCTTGCGTACCAACGGGGACCCACCACCGGCACAGCGGCACCGACGGTGACGAGCCCGGGCTTCGGTGGGATGGGAAAACTGGCGTCCGATATATCAGGCGCCAGACAGGCGTCAGCCGCAAAAAAACAAGCAAAAACGGCCGGCTCGGTACGAGCCCAGCAGGAGAAACTCTTCGGCGAGCAAATGCGCGCGGCCGGAGCTCAGGCAGATCTCCACGACGCAACGGCGATCGGAGTCGCCAACCAAAATGTCATCTCGGGAGAGAAGGCGGCGTGGGCAATCACCAACGCAGGAAAAGCTGCGATTCACGGATCGATGATCGGTGGCGGCCCCATGGGAACAGGGGTCGCAACAGCGCTAGATATGGCGCTGGACAGTCTCAAGGGACCCACGCCGTACCGGGACTACAAAAAGCCGATCACGATCCATTCAAACCCAGGGGGTAGACCAGGTGGAAAGAAGTAAACCGCTCAAGTCATTCGAGCGGTCAAAGGGAACGGAAACACCCGTAGGGAAAGTATCCCTCACGAAACAGTCGTTTGGGGACGACTGCAACATCAACACGATTATGGCCAAGCACATGAAAACGGGCCTAATCGAACATCTGAACCCGAGAACGCCGATGTACGGCGATTTCTCGATGGTCAACGATTTCCACAGCGCTCTGGAGCGCGTTACGGAGGCACAGGAGCAATTCGCTCTCTTGCCGTCCGCAGTTCGCAACCTCGTGGCGAACGACCCAGAGCGCCTACTCAAGGCGCTCACAGACCCAGAAGAAACCGCAGCGCTAGCAGAAGCGGGACTGCCGATGGCAGAAGACTTCATCCCGTGGACACCAGACACGGAAAAGAGCGCCAAGATCATCGACGACGCTGTCGTCGAAGAGCAAGAAAAAAAGGCGCCGATCACAGGGGGCGAATAGCCCCAACTTATTCACTACTAGATGTAATAAGTATGACCGACACCAAAACAGGGAGAAAAACAGTGAAACCGGAGGAATGGTCAATCGAGCTGATGGAAATTCAGCTGAAAATCCTCAAGACACTCAAGTCAATCATGAAAGCGCTGGAGAAGGTGAATGCGCCTACCGCCGATCGGTAGACTCGCGCTTCAGTTGGCGAAATTGTCTATCACAGACACCCACTACCTCTATGAGAGGGGTGTCATAACGAAGGAGGTACTCCAGGATGCCGTACAGGCGCAAAATGCGGCGAAGCAAAAGCCGAAGGAACTTTCGCCGCGGCGCAAAAACGCACCGAAAAAATCTCGGCGGTAGGCCGATGCGAGGTGGATGGCGCCTCTAAATGGCCTGCACCCGTCCCCTGAAGGGGTACGCGGCACCCGATGGCAAGATCTCGTTCAAGGATGCGACCAACTCCCGGGGATTCCGGGTCCCTTCGGTCGTAGTCAAATGCGGGCAATGCCTCGGGTGCCGTATGGAGCGTAAGCGCGGCTGGGCGATCCGCTCAGTCCACGAAGCACAAATGCATAAGGAGAGTTCATTCCTTACGCTAACCTACGATAAGGAGCACCTACCCAAGGACAAGTCCGTCCATGTGCGTCACTGGCAACTCTTCGCAAAACGGGTACGTAGAGAGATGGGACCGTTCAGGTTCCTTCATTGCGGAGAGTACGGGAAGCTTCTGCGACCTCACTATCACGCGTGCATCTTCGGCCTCGACTGGCACGAGGACTGGAAGACGCACCCGCGAAAGCAGGGGAAAAAACCACTATGGACATCTGGAAGATTGTCAAAACTGTGGCGCAATGGCTTCTCGACAATTGGAAGCCTATCATTCGACTCCGCTGCCTACGTAGCTGGCTACACCGTCAAGGTAAAAACTGGCAAAATGGCAGAAGCCGGCTACGAGCGGCTCAATACAGAAAGCGGCGAGCTCTGGCACGTAAAGCCAGAATACGCCACGATGAGCCGAAACCCGGGGCTCGGTCATGACTGGTATCAAAAATACCACGCGGACGTGTACCCCAGCGACTTTGTCGTTCAAAAGGGGGTGAAATTCCGTCCGCCTACGTACTACGATACGCTGCTGGAAAAGCAGAACCCCGACCTATGGGAGGAAATGAAAGAAAAGAGAAAAGCAATCGTGAGAAATAACGAAGACTATCAACTGCAGCACAGACTAACAGCAAAGGAAAAAGTACTCACTAGCAAACTAAAAATGTACGACACGCAGGGCTTGGACTGATCAAAATCAAAACAAGAGGGACATAGCACAAAAGAGAAAAGTAAATCAATCAGTTAAAAAAAAGGGAGTAAATCCGACAAATGGAAATGGAAAAGCTGCAGTTGTTCGCAGTACTCGATTGCAAAATGGAACTCTACCTCTCACCTATAACCGCACGGAACACAGCCGTAGCCG